CTAGCCATGTGGGCGGATCCTGCCCTGACGGAGCATCCGCATGTAGACCCGCATGATCTTCTCCGTCACCCGCAGCTCGAGCGCAACGACGCCGGGGTCGCTCTCGCTGAGCATTTCAATACGGCTGGGGCGGATGAGTCGGCGGGCCGCGATCTGGTCGGCTCGCTCCTCTTGCAGGTCATCGGTGCCCTCGTCGCCGTTCTCGAAGTGCACGATCTCGTGGGTGATGGCGCACCGCTCGACCGATTCGAGCAGGCCCGGCCGCACGAAGATCGCCTGGTGCTCGTGCGAGTAGCACGCGACCATGTCGTCCTCGGGAAGGTCGTCGCGGAACACGACGGGAAGGTCTAGCATCTCCGCGTGCTCCCAGGGGTCGTAGTCCCGCGCGCACGGCCCATCGGCGAAGTGACTCACGCCGAACATGTATGCCGTCGTCCCTGCCCCATCGAGGTAGTTCTCCTCGAGCCATCCGTTCTGAGCGAATGTCATTGCACCCCTACTTGATCTCGCGTTCTGGATCTATCGGCGTGTTGTCCGTAGATGCGGCGAGTTTTGCCTTATTGAGCTTCACGCCTTCGAGGTCAGTCTGACGAGGGGTTCCGACATTGCGCTTCGGGAAGGCCGTGACATTGGATCGCTGGGCGATCTCGCCGCTGAGCAGGACCACGACCTTGTCGATGGCATCCGGTCGGCGCTCGGAGGAGACCGCCTCGATGAGCGCGCCGAGCATGCCGAGCCACTGCTGCGTCTGCTCCTCGAACTCGGGAGGAGCGATGTCGATGCCCAGCGCGTCATAGATGCGGATGAGGGTCTTCATCTGCGGGGCGTTCGTGTTTGCGTTCTCGATGTCGCTGAGTGTCTGACGCGAGACTCCCGCGTTCTCCGCGAGGTCCTCCTGCTTCAGGCCCGCCCGCTGTCGCAGCTCTTTGACCTGTCGAGCCAAGGCAAGTCGCTCTTGCGCAGTCAATTTTACGGACGAGTTTCTTGACATGGGTGTGAACGTATCACGCCCAGAAACAGCGGCACAAGCGCGTCTGTTCTTGACATGAGGTCCAGAATCAGCAGTCAAACCCACTTGCATTGTGTCCAGAACGTGTTTTACTTCTGGACATGAACGAACCGAACCGCTCCGCAGGTGAAGCGCTTCGCACGCTCCGACGGATCGCCGGGCTCACTCTCGACCAGGCCGCGGCGTTGGCTGACACTGCCGCCGCTTACCTGTCGAAGGTCGAGAACGGCAAGCTCACGCCGACCGTCGGATACGTCGCGAACGTCTCATCTGCGCTCGCCCGGCACCTGCAAGAGACCGGCGAGCTGACCAACAAGGTCGCCTCGTGACCGAGCAGGCCGCGAAGCCCGAAGTCCTCACGATCCAGCAGGTCGCTGCGATCACCGGACTCGCCTTGCAGACGCACTACAACATGCGCTCAAAGGGCGAGGGCCCGCGAACGTGGCTGCTCCGTGGGCGTGTGCGCTGCTACCGCAGCGACCTCGACGCCTGGATGCGAGAGCAGTCGGGAACCGCGAACGTCACCCCGCTCAAGCAGACCGCTTGACACCCACAAGAGAAACGCCCCCGGCGGCAACCGGAGGCGAATCGAAGAAAGGAGGGCACTACAGATGCCCACCACCGCCACCGTATCACCGCCCCGCGTGCGCACCCCGGAGGACGTCGTCGCCGGGCTCCGCGCATTCGCCGATCTGATCGAGGCAGGTGCGTTCCCCGGTATAACCGGCGCACTGCGCGCCGACCTGCACGTCTCTGACCGGGTCGATGTGGAAGCCGCAGCGCACGTCATCGACACCAACGCGATCGACGCCGGCGGGGGGCTGCTCAAGGCCGCCGCGTCCATCGCTGGCGTCAAGCTGACCGTCTACACGGTCGACCACACCCGGGTCCTTCGTCGCGATCCCGAGGCGACCGCCGCGCTCGCGGAGCGTGACGCATGAACGACCTCACCGCCCGCGCCGCGCGATCCGCCGCACGCGCAGTCGAGATGTCCGAACTGACAGTCGTGCGCACCGGATGGAAGCGTGCCGCGGAGATCGCCGGTCTTGCCGCCCTCGGGATGCTCGCCGCCGTCGGGGTGATCCCGTGGTGACCGTCTGGCTCGAACCCGAGCAGGACACGGACGCCGACGAGGCCGCCGAGGTCGAGACGGGCGAATGCCCGAGGTGTGGCCCCGACCAGGTGCCCGACGTGGACGGCCTCTGCTCCTGGTGCGGACGTGCTCTCCGCCTCGGCCCTGACCTCCGCTCCGACCCGAGCTGGTGGCGCGAGTGAACGCCCTAGGCCAGCTTGTCGCCGCCCTCCTGATCGCGGGCGTCCTCCTCGCGATTGTCGCCATCACCCGGGGGCGCATCGACGGCGCTGCGCTCCTCTCCTTCACCCTCATCTTCTTCGCCGCCGCCATCACCGCATGGGCGGCCAACAACAGAAAGCAGAACCGACCATGACTCAGACCTTCTCCGTGGAGAACTTCAAGGGCGTCCGCGAGATCACCCTCTCCCCCGAGGGCTCGCTCGTCGTCATCGCTGGCGGGAACGGCGCGGGCAAGTCGAGCTTCATCGACGCTTTCGTGGAGTTGTTCGACCCGAAGGGCACCCGCCTCACCCCCATGCCGATCCGAGACGGCGAGGAGGAGGCGCGCGCCGAGTTCGTCGACACCGACCTCGACATCCGCGTCGTCCGTACCTGGAAGAAGAACGACGCCGGGCGTCTCGAGGTGTTCGCCCTCGACGGCGCGAAGTACGGCAAGCCCGCCGAGGTCGTCGCCAAGCTCACCGGCGGTCTCATCTTCGACCCGGTCGCGTTCCTCAACCTCGACGAGAAGAAGCAGCGTGACGCGCTCCTCGCCAAGGTTGACCTGCCGTTCGACATCGACGAGGTCGCCCGGGAGAAGCAGGGCGCCGAGGGCCGTCGCCTTGAAGCCGGTCGGGACGTGAAGCGCCTCGAGGGTGCGCTGGCGTCTATCCCGACGCCGGCACCCGGCACGCCGGCCGAGGAGGTGTCCAGCGCCGAGGTGGCCGCGAAGCTCGATGATGCCCGTGCGCACAATCGCGACGTTCAGCAGACCCGGGCCGAGCAGCTCGCCGCCGAGCAGGAGATCGCGAGGGCGGAGGCGCGTGTCGCCGAGCTGCGCGCGCGGGTGCAGGACCTCGCGCCGCGCGCCGCGCAGCGCCTCATTGAGGAAGACCCGCTTATTGAGGAGCTCGGCTCGGTCGACGCCGTCAACCGGCAGGTGCGCGCCGCTCAGGAGCGGTCCCGCGTCGCCGCCGAACTCGCCGCGGCCCGCACGGCGCGCGAGAGCGCGCAGGCGGACATCGACGCCGTGGAGGCGAAGAAGGCCGCGGGCCTCGCCTCGGCGTTGTTCCCGGTCGAGGGCCTGTCGGTCGACGAGTCGGGCGTGACGTTCGAGGGCATCCCGTTCGCGCAGGTGAACAGCGCCATGCGCCGCCGCATCGCGTTCGCGATCGCCACCGCGGGCGACCCAGAGCTGCGCCTGGTCATCGTGAAGGACGGCGACCTCCTCGACGCGGAATCGCTCGAGGGCATCCGCGACATCGCCGCCCGCCGCGGATACACGGCGCTCATCGAGCGCGATCGCGACGCGTCCCGCCAGATCGGCTTCACGATCGTAGACGGCGCCCTGGGCGGTGCGGCATGACTCTCGACATGGGTCCCATCAAGGAGAAGCACGGCCTCGCCCAGGCTCGCCGAGAGTCCGAGCGCGCGGACCCGATGGCCGCCCGCGTCGGTACGAAGCTGTTCCGCGACGGACACCGGAAGGGCTTCTGGGACGGCGCGCAGTATGTCCTCGAGAACCTCGCCGCGTTCGCCGACGTCATCGACTGGCGACTCCTCGCCGGCATGAATCAGGGCTACCTGCCCGCGCGGTGGCTGCGCCCCGGCGACCGCGTCGTCGTCGCCGAGGTTGAGGGCGTGGTGGTCGACCGGGAGGTGCGCGAAGCCTTCCGGACCGTCCACTTCACCGTCCGCACGGACCGCGGCGCACAGATCGTGTTCGAGCGGTCGACTGAGTTCCTCGTGCGCGTGCTCTCTGTCGGAGCGCCAGCATGAGCGCCCTCGCCACGCTGGAGCGCACGCTCGGCGACACCGCCGACCGGGACTCGTGGGCTCACGTGCATGAGAAGACGATCGGCTCCTACGCCGCGTCGAGCTTCGCCAAGGCCAGCTCGGTCGAGACGTACGTGCGGCAGATCATCGCCCCGCGCGAGTTCCGCGGTAACGCCGCGACCGACTCGGGCGTGCGGTGGGAGCCGATGCTCCTCGCCTGGGCGGGCGCCGAGCCGAACAGCCTCTTCATCCACCACCCGGACGAGCGCGGTTTCGGTGCGACGGTCGACGGCACGATCCCCGGCGACCCGTTCGTCATCGTCGAGACGAAGGCGAAGCACAACAAGATCGTCACCGGCCCGGAGCGTCGCGAGATCCGACAGATCGCGTGGCAGCTCTTCTGCATCCCCGAGGCCGCCGAGTGCCGCTTCGTGTGGGGCGAGCTCGTCACCGACCCCAGCGAAGACGGCGGCTGGCGTCTCCGCCGCGACCCGCAGACCCTCGTCTACCCCCGCGACCACCCCGACATCGTCGCCGCGACGACGCTGATCGTCCCCATCGCTCACGAAGTGCTCGCCGGCGTCCGCGCCGCGCGCGCGGCAGAGAGGAACCCCTTCTGATGACGAACGAACTCGTCCTCCCCAACTCCGTCCAACCAAACACCTGGAACGCCGACACCGCCGCGATGATGGAGTTCGCCGGTCTCACCTGGACCGAGCAGCGCCCGGACCCGGAGAACCCCGGCCAGCCGAAGACCGTGCGCATGTACGCGCCGACGGGGATCATGGCCGCGTTCATCGCCGCGTGCCGACGCACCGGTCTCGACCCGACGGCGAAGCAGATCTACGCCGCGCAGATGGGCGGCAAATGGACCGTCCTCATCGGCATCGACGGCATGCGCCTCGTCGCGCAGCGCACTGGTGAGTACGACGGCCAGGACCCAATCGAGTGGCAGGCGACCGAGGACGGGCCCTGGACCACCGTTCCGCCGAAGCAGCCGTTCTCGGCGCGCATCCGCATCTACCGGAAGGGCATCAGTCGTCCGCTCGAGCAGACCGTCACCTGGGCGGAGTTCGGCGGCCAGAAGGGGAACTGGGACAAGCGCCCGTCGCACATGCTCGGCATCCGCGTCGAATCGCACGGCTTCCGGCGCCTCTACCCGATGGAACTCTCCGGCCTCTACACGCCCGAGGACTTCGAGGCCGACGGCGAGCTGATCTCCGAGGTCGCTCCCGCAGAGCCGTCTGAGGACTGGCTCGCGCTCTTCGCCGCGGCGACGACGCGCGAGGAACTCGAAGCCGTCCGCCTCCGCATCCCGACGGCGGAGAAGAACGACAAGCTCAAGACCGCATTCCTCGCACGCGCTGGCTACCTCGCTCGTGAGGATGCCCGCACCGAGGACGCCGAGGTCGTCCCGGACGATCCCCAGACCGCCGACGAGGGCGCGCCGCCCGCAGACGTTGAGGCCCCCCAATCTCCTCCGTCGCAGCCCGCGCCCTCGTCGGCACCCACCGAGCCCACCCAGGAGGAGTACGAAGCAGCCGAGGCTGCGCGCTTCGACGCTGAGCAGGAGGCGGCACACCGTGCCTGACATCACGGACGGCGTCACCGGCGAGCTGCGTAACTCCCCGGCGGAGCAGGCGGTCTCGCAGATGCTGGACATCCCCTCCGGGATCTACGGCCCCACGCTCGGCTCGGGCGATATCGACAAGCGCATCGAGGAGATCGCCGACCTGATTGAGCACATCGCGAAGGTGATCCTCGTCCTCTACGAGGACAAGCATGCGGCTGAGGAGAAGTACCTCGGGGCATTCGCCCAGCAGATGACAGCTCACGCCGAGCACGGCGCATATCTCGCGCGGCAGTTCGCCCACACCAAGACCGGCGATGAGCTTCGAGAGCTGAACATCGCGAAAGAGAAGCTGCGCTACGCCGAGGAAATGGCGAAGGCGGTTCAGAACCGCAGCTTCGGTCTGATGAACATCGGCAAGCGGTACACCGCGGCGATGGGCTTCGGCGGCGGGCGATGACCAAGCTCACCCTCCGCAAAGAGCGGGAGCAGCCCCTCCGCCGCCCGTGGACCGTCTGCCGCGGACCGGTCGAGTTGGCCGCCTTCCGCACCGGCCAAGAGGCCCTCTCATTCCTGCGTCGCCTGCTCAGCGCGGCGCACCACCCACCCATTCGCACCCCTCAGGACAGGAGCCAGGCGTGAGCTTCCCCATCATCCCCGACACCGGGGCCCAGAAACCCGCGGCGACGAAGCCGCGCCGGTCTCGCGCATCCGCGAAGGACGCCGGCACCCGCTTCGAGCGCTCGATCGCCGACTTCCTCAAGATCCGCCTCGACGACGACCGTATCGATCGGCGAGCCAAGACCGGGTCGAAGGACCGCGGCGACATCGGCGGCGTCCGCACGCCCCTCGGGGGTCGTGTCGTCATCGAGTGCAAGGACACCGCCCGGGTCGACCTGCCGGGGTGGCTGCGTCAGGCCGAGGTTGAGCGCGGAAACGACGACGCCGTGGCCGGGGTCGTCGTGCACAAGAAGCGCGGCACGACGACCCCGGCGGAGCAGTACGTGACCATGAGCCTCGAGACACTCACGGTCCTCCTCGAAGGCGGCCAGAAGTGACCGCCCGGGCCCTCACCCCGACCGAGCAGACCGAGGTGTCCCGCTTCGGCGCGCACGACGAGGAAATCCTCCGCGACCTCGCCGAGCACGCTGACGAGACCATCCCCTGCGGTTGGTGCCGGCTGACGGCGACGTGGCGCCTTTCTATGCGTTGCTGCGGGACGAACGAGCTGATGTGCCAGAAGCACCGTGACATCACCCGCGACGCGTTCGCCGGCCATCACCCGCTCGCGCCCGTCCGCTGCATGCACTGCGGCCACCGTCACCCCGCCAGTACGCCATACGCCGACGTCATCCGAGAGGTGCAACTGTGAGCGCCGTCACTCTCGCGCCGCCCTTCGGCTACGCGCGCCCGACCGTCCCCTGGAACGGACTGACGGTCACCGACCTCTTCTGTGGCGCTGGCGGATCGTCCTCCGGTCTCGTCGAGGCGGGATACCGCGTCGTTATCGCCGCGAACCATTGGGCTCTCGCGATCGAGTCGCACCAGATCAACCACCCCGAAACGGACCACTCGCAGGCCGACATCTCGCAGGTGAACCCCGCCTACTTCCCGAAGACGCACGTCCTTTGGGGGTCGCCGGAGTGCACGAACCACTCGATCGCGAAGGGCGTGAAGCGCCAGCGTCAGCAGGATCAGGCGCTGTTCGAGCTCGACGGCACCCGCCCGCTCCCGGACGAGGCCGCGAACCGCTCTCGCGCGACGATGTGGGACATACCTCGCTTCGCCGAGCACCACCGCTACATGGCGATCATCCTCGAGAACGTCGTCGATGCGTACCGATGGGACCAGTTCGACGCGTGGCAGATGGCGATGCGAGCGCTCGGCTACCGGATGCAGCTCGTCTGGCTGAACAGCATGCACGCGCAGATTGGCGGCCTCCCCGCGCCCCAGTCCCGCGACCGCATGTATGTCGTGATGTGGCGCGAGGACCTCGTGTCGAAGGACCGCCAGGGCCCCGACGTCGGGAAGTGGACCCGCCCGATGGCGGTGTGCCCCGAGCACGGCGAGGTGCAGGCCGTCCAGGCGTTCAAGAAGAAGGAGGCGTGGGGCCGGTACCGCGCGCAGTACGTCTACCGATGCCCGACGTGCTGGACGCCTATCGAGCCCGGGTGGCTGGCCGCCGAGTCAATCATCGACTGGTCGCTACCTGCGCCGCGCATCGGCGATCGCGCGAAGCCCCTCGCGGAGAAGACGCGCGAGCGGATCCGTCGCGGCATCGAGCGGCACTGGGCGCCGATCATCGCGAAGGCCGCTGGGAACACCTACGACGGCGTCACGACCGGGTCCGGCTACCTCCGTGTCAGCGACCTCGACTCGCCCATCCCGGCGCAGACGGGCACCGCCGAGCACGGTCTCGCCGTTCCGCCGTTCCTCGCACAGTTCCGTGAGCGCGACCGCACGCAGGCGCTCGACAAGGCGCTGCCGACGGTCGTCGCCGACGGCGCGGGGCAGGCGCTCATCGTGAACCACGTCAGCGGTGCGGATGACGCCCGGTCGACGTCGGTGCGTGGCCCGCTGCCGTCCATCGTTGCGGGAGGTACGCATGCCTCGCTGCTGGTCCCGGTCGAGGGGCGTGACGGTAAGAGTGCGGCGTCCGTCGTCGACCCGCTGCGCACGCAGTCAACGCGCAACGAGACCGGGCTCCTCGTCCCGGCGGGAGGTACGTGGCGGTCTGACGCGACCCCGCTCGACGCCCCCATGCCCGCGCTGACTACGCGGGAAGCGGACGGTCTCGTCGTCCCGCTGCGGAACCACGGTGTTGCCAAGCCGACGTCGCACCCGATTGACACGGTGAGCGCCGAGGGCAACCACCACGCCCTCGTCATGCGGAACAACACCGCCCGCGGCGACGGCGGCCAGATGTCGACTCCCGTGCACGAACCGCTGCGCGCACTGACGACCGCCGGTCACCAGTCGCTGATCGAGCCGGGCGCCCCAATCAGCCTCGACGTGGACGACGCCGGCTTCCGCATGCTCGAGCCCCACGAGATTCAGCTCGGCATGGGCTTCGCAGCCGATTATCACCTCGTCGGGTCGAAGCGGGACAAGGTCAAACAGGCCGGGAACGCGGTCACGCCGCCCGCTGCGCGCGACCTCGGGCACGCGGTCGCCGAGTTCCTACTGGCGGTGCTGGCATGAAGTCTCCGATCCAGTATTTCGGGGCGAAGCAGCAGATCGCGGACGCGATCATCGCGCTCATGCCCGAGCACCGCGGCTACATCGAGCCATTCGCCGGCAGCCTGTCGGTGCTGCTCGCGAAGCCGCCGGCGAAGATCGAGGTGGTCAACGACCTCGACGAGCGGCTGATGACGTTCTGGCGGGTGCTGCGCGAGCGCCCGGCGGATCTCGCCGTCGCCGCTGAGCTGACGCCGCACTCGCGCGCCGAGCTCGAAAGAGCGGCCGCTCTGGACGCCACGGATGAGGTGGAGATCGCCCGCCAGGTGTGGGTGGTACTCACGCAGGGCAGGTCTCGGACGATGAAGCGCACGGGTTGGCGTTTCTATACCGACCCCAACGGCACGAGCGCTCCGTTTGCGACGTACATGGACGCGTACCGGAGACGTCTGCTGCCAGCAGCCGAGCGCATCCGCAACGTATCCCTCGAGTGCAGGCCGGCGAACGAGATCATCGAGAAGTACGGCGCGTTCGATGACAACCTGCTGTACGTCGACCCGCCCTACGTGCTCAGTACACGCAGCGGCGGTCGCTACTCGCACGAGATGACCGAGGCCGACCACCGCGAGATGGGCGAGCTGCTCCACAACGCGAAGGCAACGGTCCTGCTCTCCGGGTACGCGTCTGAGCTGTACGACGACATGTTCGCCGACTGGCACCAGGTCCACATCGGTGCGCGCTCGGACAACGCCGTCGATCGTGAAGTCATCGAGGTCGTCTGGTCGAACCGACCTGTCGGGAACTTCCTCTGGTCGGGGGTGCTCGCGTGACCGCCACGACGACCACGGTGCTCCGCTGCGACGGCGTGAACTGCCGCGAGCACATCATCGCCCGCCCGCGCGAGACGGACTTCGAGCTGCGGCGCCGAGCCATGCGCGAGCAGGGGTGGCGGTACAGCGCCCACCTCCGCGGTCGCCAGCACGACTACTGCCGGTGGCATGCGTGACCGAGACCCGGTGCAGCCGCTCCTGCTGCTGGACCCCTCTCGGCCACTCCGCCGCCGCCCCCACCACCTGCACCTGCCACGAAGGAGCCACCATGTCGAACCCCGTCCCGAAGGCGCAGCTCAAGCTGCTCGCCGACCGCGACGGCTTCGTGTGCGCTTGGTCCGCGACGACCACCGACCGCCTCGTCCCCCAGCACCGCCAGGGCGGCATGGGCGGGCGCCCAGATAAGCACCGCACCGAGAACCTCCTCTGGCTCGACTCGATCCTGAACGGGGAGATCGAATCCGACGACCGCCTCGCGCGGATCGCGAAGGCGTACGGAATAAAGGTGCCGATCTGGGTGAAGGACGTCAGCGCGGTCCCGGTGTTCTACGCCGCCGAGCGCGCCTGGTTCCTGCTCGAGGGCAACACGCGCCGGGAGATCCCCGCGCTCGACGCGATGGACCGGATGTACGCGGTCTACGGCGACGAGTACTTCACCTGGAAGGCGTACGCCGACCAGACGCCGCACGCGGCCATCCTCGCGCTCAGGAGTGTGCGCTGATGGCCTGGTTCAAGGTCGACGACCACTTCTGGTCGCACCCGAAGACCGCGGCCCTCAGCGATGCTGCGACGGCGCTCTGGCTGCGTGCCGGATCGTGGTCGGCGGGGCACCTGACGGACGGTCGCGTGCCGTCGTCGATGCTGCGATTCTTCAGTGCGCGCCGCCGCTCAGCCGACGAACTGGTCGCCGCGGGCCTGTGGACAGTCGACGGAGACACCTTCGTCTTCCATTCGTGGGCCGAATACCAGCCCTCGAAGGAGCAGGTAGAAGCCAAGCGCGACGCCACCAAGAAGCGCGTAAACGCGTGGCGAGAGCGGCAAGGTAACGGCGTTACAAACACGTCTCCTGATGAGGACCGTAACGCTCCCCCCGACCCGACCCGACCCGACCCGGCCCCTATCTCTACCTCTACCGAGGTAGAGAGGGGGACGCGCAAGCGCGCCACCCGCATCCCCGAGCCGTTCATCGTCACCGCCGACATGCGAGCTGACATGCACGCCGAGTATCCCCAGCTCGACATCAACCACGCGACGAAGCAGTTCGTCGACTACTGGCGATCAGCATCCGGGAAGAACGCGCTCAAGAAGGACTGGGGCGCGGCATGGCGCTTCTGGATGCGTCGCGACGGCCAGGCCATGACCACCCCGCGCGCTGGTCACCAGCCGCGCCCCACCCGTGACGACGAGAACCTCTCCGTCGTAGCCCGACTGGCAGCCCAGGAGGCCGCCCAGCAGAAAGGACTCACCGCATGAACACCTCCGACGCAGCGAAGCTTCTCACCGTGGCGGCTGGTTTCGACCGGCGCCAGGTCACGGAAGTCACCGCGACCGCGTGGGCCGCCGCGCTCGACGGTCACTCGTACGCCGAGTGCGAGCGCGCGATCATCGCCCATCACCGCGACCCGGCGACGCGCACGACGTACCTGACCGTGGGGCACGTCCTCGACCGCGTCGAAGCCGGGGACCGCACCAGCACGGCTGACGTGGAGGCCGACGTGCGATCCGCGAAGGCGCGCGGCATCATCCCGGCTGACTGGCCGCGACGCCGCGAGCTGACGCCCGAGGCGGCCTACAAGCTGCGCCAGGCGCGCGAGCACGACCGACAGGAGTCGATCCGCCTCGCCGGCGGCGGCGAGATCGAGGCCCAGTGATGAAGCTCGAGATCGACATCCCCGACCCGATCTGGTTCGCGCTGGCCGGCATCGCAGAGGACCGCGACATCAAGGTCCCGTGGCTCATCGTCCACGCCATCCGGGATCTCATCGGCACCGAGCACACCCGCCTCGCCGCCGCCCGCCACCGTCGTGAGCGGGTTGTCGCTCTCGCACGGGAGGGGCACACGGACGCGGTGATCTGCGAACGGACCGGGGAGGGCCGTGACTACGTCGCCGCGACCCGCCGCCGTGCGGGTATCGCCGCGAATCGGCCCGGACGGGCCACGACACCCACCCGGAGGGTCGCATGAGCTTCACCGCCAAATATCCCGGGCGCTGCGCCGCCGACTGCGGCGAGCAGATCACCCCTGGCGACGAGGTCGAGTTCGTCGATGACCAGCTCGTGCACGAGGGCTGCACGCCCACCCCGCAGGTCGAGCGCGCCCCGCGCCCCGTCTGCCCCGACTGTTTCACCGAGATCGCGCTGAACGGAGCCTGCTCATGCGAATCCTGACCGTCCGCCAGCCCTGGGCATGGGCCATCATCCACGGCGGGAAGGACGTCGAGAACCGCGTCCGCAACATCGCCGGCGACTACCGAGGCCCCGTCGCGATCCACGTCGGCCTGGACTACGACACCGCCTGGTCGTCACCGGCGATGTTCGAGGCCATGAAGGCGTCCGGCGCGCATAGCCGTCCCGGCGAGTACCCGTGGCACGAGGATCACGGCGCGATCATCGGCGTCGTCAACCTCTGGGCCGTGCACCCTGACCGGGACAACGGGAGCTGCTGCCCCCGTCGACCTGCTCGCGACCACGAGTGGGGAGAGCGCGGCGTCTGGCACCTGTGCTTGTCCAACCCGAGCCCCCTCGCCGAGCCCATCCCGTACCGCGGTGCGCTCGGTCTCCGCCGCCTCGACGACGACATGACCGCGCGCATCCTCGCGCAGATCGGAGAGACCGCATGACGACCGCCGCTGACATCCTCACCGCTCTGCGCGCCGCGCACTCGGACGCCGCCTTCGTCCCGGAGGTGGAGATCCGCGACAACCTCTGGGAGGAGCGCGACGGAGCCTCACGACCGACACGACGCATCGACGCGCTGATGTTCAAGACGCTGCAACGCACAGCGATCGAGATCAAGGTCACCCTGGCCGACTGGAAGCGGGACACCTACGCCAAGCGCGCCCCGTGGGAGAACGTGACGCACCGATTCGTCTACGTCATCCCGCAGGAGCTGCACGACAAGGTCGGCGGCATGTACGGCACCCACAACCTCAACATCTACGGGTGTGGCGTCTGGGTCGTCAGCGAATCCGGACGAGTCTCCGTCGTCAGGAAGGCCGTCGTCCGCCCCCACCCTGAAGCGCTCCCCCAACACGTGGTGCAGACGCTCGCGTTCCGCGCCGCAGGGCAGAAGCGCCCGCTCCACACCGACCGAGAGGCCCTCGCATGACGATCGTCTGCGCCACGAACGACAACCTCTCCGGCATCCGCGCGTGCACGACGCTCGGCGAGCACCGCGTCACCTGCCCCGACCACCCCGGCTGGGCCGAGAAGACCCGCCCCGGCACCTGCCGAGGGTGTCTCCCCCTCGCCGCCGACGTCGGCTTCCTCTGCCGTCACTGCTGGGACCTCGTCGAGACCGCCTACCCCCAGTGGGACCGGTTCCGACAGCTCCTCGAGGCGACCGATGGCCGCGCGGTCTCAGCATCCGGCGGTGGCGGGTCCGCGGCCTCGGGGTACTCGAACCTCGCGCTCACGTTCCTCGCCCTCGACGAATGCGAGCGGCACCTCGCCACCCGCGGCGACCTCACCCTCCTCATGTGGGTGAACACCCCCGCCGGCGCCGCCCACGCGATCCAGTTCGCCCACGCCGCGCTGAACGCGTACCGGACGCTCGAGGTCGAGGAGCGCGAGAAGGTCACTCCCCCGCCCGCGCGGTGCCCGGAGTGCGGCCTCCTCACCCTCACCGGCAACCGCCAGCGCACCGTGGGCGCGTTCACCGTCGTCGAATGCCAGCACTGCGGCCACCGCCTCGACAAGATCCGCACCGGCCCTGCCTCCTGGGGCGGGTCGACCGAGTGCGAGTCAACCCGCGAGCTCGATCACGTCGAGTGCCCCGACGTCGACTGCCACTGCTGGTGCCACCTCATCGGCGTGCGGTCCCGCCATTCAGGCATCCCCGCCCTCTGGGACGCCGACCTCGCCCTCGCAGTACCCGGCTCCGCACCCCGCGGCGACTGGACCATCGACGACCCCCACACCATCCGGCGGGCCACCGCCAACGACGACAGGAAGACAGCATGACCACCACAGACGTTGAGCGCGCTGCCCACGCAGCGACGGAGGCACTCGCAAAGTTCGATCGAGCTGGCATCTACGAGGTGATGCAGACTGTCCCCGCCCTGGCGCAGGCGTTGCGGGAGCTGCTCGCCACGGTGACGACGCCCACCCCGCCCGCCGACGACGTACGCGAGGCGCTGGCCGAGGCGTGGCAACTCGGTTTCGGTGCGGGCTTCATCGATCGTCACCGTGCCCTTCCCGATGAGAACGGCGATTGCGGCGCGACGCTGCCGCTGCCGAACCCATATGGCGAGGTCCGCCCGCACGGGACGGTCACGGACGCCGAGCGCCCCTACAGCGAGGCCGTCGACATCGAGCTCGGCGCGTGGGAGACCGACGACATCGAGGAGCGCGCGCTCGACCTCCTGACTGTCGTCGCCCGCCGCCGCAAGGAGGGGCGCTCGTGACCGTCCACGCGACCCCTCCCCACGGGGAGGTGGCGACGCCCTGCTGCGATGCGCTCCCGCGCGACCTGCCCGAAGAGGACTATCTGACCCTTAACCAGGCCGCCATCACCTGCACCACCAACCACACGAACGGGGGCGAGAACCGTGGCTGAGTGGGAGGCGGAGATCAAGATTCGCCGCAACGGACGCCTCGTGCGGATGGAGCGTGCGCTGGGCGACAACCCGGAGAGTGCCCTGTACGCGGTCCACAACGACCTCGAACGCTGGGCGCAGTCCGAATCGAGTGATCCGTCATGAGCGCCAACATCGAGCAGTGGTCGGTCTTCCAGGCCGAATGTCGATCTTGCGGATGGTTCGGTGAGGAGCAACTCGATGAGCAGTTCGCCCATGACGAGCGGGAGGCTCACGACGCCGCTCAGCATTCGACTGAACGGGTTGAGTCATGAAGCCGTGCGCCGGGTGCGGTCTGCCAACCAGCTTTCGCCTGACCGAAGCGAACGCCGCCTATTTGGCCTGGCACGGCGAGTGCCTGGCCGTCACGCGTGCGCTCGGAGAGTCCGGGCGCATCGCTCCCGGATCGAGCGAACGGGGGTCTGATGGCTGACTCGAAGATCCCGGACTGGGTGACGGTGAAGGTCGCCGCCGCGCTCGTGGGTAAGGCCCCGCGGACGATCTATGAGTGGATCGAGAACGACCGCCTCGCCACCCGCTACAACAGCGAGGGCGTTCTCGAGGTTCTCTCGAAGGCCGTCGTCCGCATCGAACCGACCGTGAGGCGTGGCCGCCCCCGCGGGAAGCCGACACGTCGATGAGAGGATGTGGCTATGCCAATCGCGAGTAAGCCAATCAAGTGGGTCAAACGCGCTGCGAAGGACCTGCGCCCCGGCGACTGCGACAAGTTCGGCTACGGGCACGGCATGGAAAATTCCTTCCGAACGATCAGTCGAGTCGAGATGACCGGACGCGGCATCGTGCGCGTGTGGCATCGTGAGACGCTCGATTCCCTCTTCGACGAGTACGGAGAGAACCACACCGTCGAAGTCGCAAGCGAACCTGCAATCGACGAACGGGCGACACGCCAGCAGCAGGAATGACCGAAAACAAATACGCAATATCCGCAAAGCCCGCAGGATAGAACGTAGATGGTGGAGAACTCCGCCCACACGACGAAGCCCCGGCCCTCACCCACGAGGACACCGGGGCTTCGCCACGCCAGCGATTACTCGCTGTCGCTCGACTTCGTGATGTCGCGGACGTGCGACATCGAAATCGCGTAGACAGTGGCCCCGGACGAATCCTGGAACCAGAAGTAACCGTCCGCGAGGTGGAAGTCCACCGCGTTCTCCACGGGCTGCTCGTTGTCGTAGCCCTCGTTGATGACGTACTTCGCCATGGTCGCTCCTCTCATGCGGCGGACCCAGCGTCCCCCCGCCGCCAGCATTCCAGACCGCGCCAGCGCAGCGCATCCCGCACAGGGCAAGAGGCCCGCGAAGAGGTGACCGCATGGCAATCAGCGACGACCAGCGCCAGCACGTCATCACCCTCCACAGCCAAGGCAAGACCCGCAACGAAATCGCCCGAGCAACCGGAGTCAGCGCCGGCTCCGTCACCAACATCTGCCGAGACGCCGGACTGTCCTTTGACCGGTCAGCCACGAAACACGCCTCTGAGGCCCGCGCGGTGGACCTCGCTGCTGGTCGTATTCGGCTGGCGGAGAAGATGCTCGCGGCGTCGGAGGACATGCTCGATGTGATCGACGGCCCGTACGAGGTGTACAACTTCGGCGGGAAGGACAACACGTTCGAGTCGCGGGTGCTGGATTCGGCGCCGGTGGAGGTGCGGCGGAACGTCATCACGACCGCGGCGATCACGTTCGACAAGCTGACCCGCATCGTGGAGAAGTCGGACACCGGCCTCGAGCAGGCTGCGGGTGTCCTCGATCAGATTGCCGACGGTTTCGCGGAGGTCGCGAAGCGGTACCGGGCTGAGACCCCCACCGATGAGGCTTGACGAGCTCGAACGCCTCGTCTCCCGTGCGCAGCTCCTCTCCCTGGTCGACGCGGCCCGGTTCAAGCTGGCGCTGTGGTTCGGGGCGGTGTCGTCCGGGAAGACCGTGATCAGCCTGTGGGCGTTCCTGCTGGCGGTTCGAGTGGCCCCGAAGACGGGGATCATCGTGATCGTCGGTCGGACGTTGCAGACGGTGTATCAGAACGTGTTCGTTCTGTTTCAGAACACGTCGATCTTCGGCACTGTCATCGCCTCCCAGATTCACTACACGCCCGGCGCTTCGTCGGCGCGCATCCTGGGCCGCGAGGTCATGGTCATCGGCGCGTCGAACAAGGAGTCCGTGGGCCGCATCCAGGGCTCAACGGTGGCGCTCGCGTACGTCGATGAGGCGGCGCTGCTGCCCGAGGTGTTCTGGAACATGCTCGTCTCCCGCCTCCGCGTCGAAGGCGCGCGTCTCCTCGCGACAATGAACCCCGCGTCCCGGAACCACTGGATCAGGAAGAACTGGATCGTCCCCGGTGCGGCGAAGAACCTCATCAGCTTCCACTTCACGATGCGCGACAACCCGAACCTGCCGGCGGACTACATCGCCGACATGGAACGGTCCTTCTCCGGAGTGTTCTACGACCGGATGATCAAGGGCGAATGGACGAACGCTGAGGGCGCCGTCTACCCGATGTGGGATCCGAAGCGTCACGTCATCCCGTTCTCCGACATGCCCCGTCTCGCCGAGGTCATGGGCATCGGCATGGACTACGGCACGACGAACACCACCGCCGCGCTCATGCTCGGCGTCACCGACGAGAGGAAGCCCCGCCTCGTGCTGATGGACGAGTGGCGCTACAACCCGAAGGACCACGGGGACCTCCGCCTCACCGACCAGGCGCTCTCGCAGCGCTTCCGCCGGTGGCTGCCCCTGGACCACACACCGTTCCCGCTGACCGTCCAGCCGCGGTTCCTGATGCTCGACCCGGCAGCCGCGTCGATGCACCAGCAACTCCACCAGGACCTCCGCGGCACCGGCCTGTCCCCGTGGCCCGCGGTCAACGACGTGCTCCCCGGCATCAAGACCATCGCGAACCTTCTCGACAACGACCAGATGGTCGTCACCGACCGGTGCACCGGCTGGAACGAAGAGGTCACCGAGTACCGCTGGGACGCGAAAGCCACCGACGAAGGCGAAGACCAGGTCGTGAAAGAGAACGACCACAGCCTCGACGCGGGCCGCTACATCACCCACTCCACCGTCGGCTACTGGAAACCCCAGCTCGCCGCCGCCTGAACCTCGGAAGGGGTGCCGAATGCCGATCCCCGACGAGAACACCGCGTGGCCGCCGAAGCCGTGGGACGACGCGTACAAGACATATGCGGAGAACGAAGCCTGGTACCTCGGCGACACCGCCGCGCTCGAGCGGATGTACACCGCCGACCGGCAGGCGCAGGCCACCCACACCCGCCGCGGGCAGTCGATGCGCGGCGGTCTCGTCGGGGCCGCGTCGCTCATGTTCTGGGGCCGCCCGGTCCCCGCGAACGAGAACCGCACCCGCATCCACGTTCCCGCCGCAGCCGACCTCGCGACGCTTTCCTCGGACCTGGTGTTCGCTGAGCCGCCCGAGGTGATGCTCACCGCCGGCACCGCGAAGAACGCGCAGGAGCGGCTCGACCTCATCGCGAACAGCGAGGACGCGCACGCCACGTACAACACGATGGGCGAGCTGAAAGCTGCGCTCGGCGCCGTCGTCATCACGACCATGTGGGACACCACCGTCGCCGACCACGCCTGGCTCCAGGTCAACGCCGCCGACGTCGTGATCCCGACGTTCCGGCACGGCCACCTGGTCGAGTGCACCATGTGGACCGCGTTCGCCGACGGGCAGACGATCTACCGTCACCTCGAGCACCACGAGGTCGGGTCGATCGAGCACGCCCTGTTCCGCGGCACGGCGAACAATCTCGGCAAACGCGTCCCCCTCCAGGAGCGATCGGAGACCGAGCCGTACGCCGCGCTCGTCAACGCAGACTCACGCATCCTCACCGGCATCGACCGTCTCACCGCGTCGTACAACCCGAACATGCCGACCCGCGCGTGGCGGAAGAAGGGCGTCCTCGCGTACACGGGCCGCTCCGACTTCGCCAACCTGCACCCCCTGTTCGACGCTCTCGACGAGACGTTCTCCTCCTGGATGCGTGACCTCCGCCAGGGCGCAGGCCGCATCCTCGTCCCCGACGCGATGCTCGACTACCTCGGGCCCGGCATGGGCGCGTCGTTCGACATGGGCCGCGAGGTGTTCGCTGGGCTCAACACCCCCGGCGACCCGACGAAGGTGGCGCTCGACAAGGTCCAGTTCGACATCCGTGTCGAGCAGCACGAGCGCACCGCGTTCGCTCTCTACCGTGAGATCCTCCGCGCCGCCGGCTACTCCCAGTCGGCGTGGGGCGACTACTCCGGTGGTGGGCAGGGCGGCACGCAGACGGCGACCGAGGTCGACGACCGGAACAAGGCGTCGGAGCGCACCCGCGACAAGAAGATCCTGTACGACAAGGCCGCGATCGCACGGCAGGCGTCGGTGGCTCTCGAACTGGACGGGAAGCTGTTCTCCGGGAAGGGCGGGGGGCGGTTCGACCAGCCGGTCGTCACGTTCCCCGACGTGTCGCAGGAGGACCCGGAGAAGCTCGCCCGCACCCTGTCGCTGCTCGACGCCGCCGGCGCCATCTCCGTGTGGGAGAAGGTGGCCCGCGCGAACCCCGACTGGGACGACACGCAGATCAAGATCGAGGTGGATCGCATCCGAGAGGACCGCGGCACCGCGCCCGATCCTGTCGCGTTCACCGGTGACGACGACACCGACCCCGAAGACCCGGGGGTGGAGTGATGCGTCGCTGTGGGTGGTGCGGTGTCGAGCTGCGGTGGTGGCAGGTCAACCACTGCCGCACCTGTCGGATCTACCTCGAAATCGACATGCCTTCCCCTCCCTGCCTCCAAGGCTCACGGTGGGACGGCATGCGCGACCGGTTCTGGGGCGACTACCGCGCTGCCTAGCGCTGATCCATTGGGGGTGACTCGTGGCCCAGTTCAAGCCGGACCCCGAGCGCTCGCTCGAGGACATCGTCGAGACACTGAGCCGCGAGCTCTCCGACCGCTACAGGGACGCTGAGGACGAGGTCATTCGGCAGGTCGCCATCCGCGCGGCCCGCGACATGGAACTCGCCGGGCAGCTCCCGACCGACACCGTCGCCGGTGGCCTCACCGTCGCCGAGCGACGCCGACAGAACCGGATTATGGCCGAGCTGCTCGCGCACCGGGCCCGCGCCCTCCGCGAGTTGCAGACCATCGCCGTCGGGATCGCTGACCGGCTCCGCGCCGAGGACAACGCCCGCCGCATCCTGTTCACCGCCGCGACCGAGGGTGAGGCCGCAGCCGCCGCGCAGCTCGGCTTCGCCCAGCGTCAGCCCGTCGCGAGCATCCCGTTCATCGGTGGCAGCGCGGCGGTCTCGTCGACCACGATGACCGCGACGTCATCGCAGGCCGTCGCGATGCTGGTCCTGTCCCTCGACAGCCGCCTCGAGAACCTCGCCGAGCGGATCACCCGGTACCCGCGCGACGCGTATCAGCGGATCGTGTCGATCTACACGCCAGGCACCCTGCTCGGGCTGACGACGTCGAAGCAGCAGCAGGCGCGGATCGTGCAGCGGTTCCTCGCCGAGGGCATCACCGGCTTCGTCGACCGCGGTGGCCGCCGCTGGACGATCGGCGCGTACGCCGAGATGGCCGGGCGCACCTCAGTTGCGCGAGCGTTCAACGACGCTGGCGTGTGGCGCATGCAGCAGTCCGGCATCAACCTCGGGACGATCGTCGGCTCCCTCGACGCGTGCAAACGCTGCGCCCCGTGGATCGGCAAGATTGTGTCGCTCGACGGCACGACCGGGGACCTCGAACTCCCCCACGCGACCCGGAAAGAGACCGTTGTCGTCCACATCGACGGCACGCTCGAGCAGGCACGCTCGCAGGGCTGGGGACACCCGAACTGTCGAGACAAGGTCGTCGCCTATCAGCCCGGCCTCACCATCCCGCAAGCGGGTTTCCAGTACGACCGCGAAGCCGAGCAAGAACGGCAGGAACAGCGCCGCCTCGAGCGCGAGATCCGATCCGCGAAACGCCGCGAGGTATCTGCCATGAACGAAGCCGACCGCCGCCGCGCCGCCGCCGACGTCGCCGATGCACAGCGCGAGATGCGCGGCTTCATCGAGAAGACCGGACGCAAGCGCCAGTCGATCCGCGAGCAGCTTCACTTCGCCGACGGCTGACCACAGACCTGGGAGGGGCGTCAACGCGGCAGCGATGGCCGCGAAGGACGCTCATCACGCCGCTGACATTCCGGCCAGGCGCACCTGCGCCCCTCCCCACACACTCCGCGCCCGCTGGCGGCCCTGCACGTCAGCGGGCGCGGTCCTCACACGTCGCTCACCGCAAGGGGTGAGCGCATCCACGAGCAGGAGGCTCACCATGCCCAACACCCGCACCCTCGGCCCGCAGTTCCGCCCCGCGTTCGACCGCCCCTTCCTGCGGTACTTCGACGGCGAGAACGGCGCACCCGGCGGCGCTCCCGCCGCGACCCCGTCGGAACCGGCTGCGCCCGCGGCAGCGCCCGCGACGCCGACTCCCCCGCCCGCTGCCCCGGCTGCACCCGCCGCGCCGGCGACGCCCGCAGCGCCCGCGGCAACGCCCGCCCCGGTCCAGTACCAGGGCAACCCCGACGAGTACGTGCGCGAGCTGCGCCAGGAGTCCCGCGGCCACCGCGAGGCGCTCGAGAAGGAACAGGGCGAGCACACCACCACGAAGGCGGAACGAGACACCGCCACCGCCCGAGTCACCAGCCTCGAGCGCGAGAACTTCCTGCTCCGCAACGCCGGTAAGTACGGCGCCAACCCGGACCTGCTGCTCGACTCGAGCAGCTTCATGCAGGCCTTCGCCGACGTCGATGTCGCGAAGGAAGAAGACGTCAAGAAGGCGATCGACGACGCGATCAAGAGGAACGCGGCGTTCAAGGCCGGCCCCACCCTGCCCGGAGCAAGCGGCTTCGGACACCAGGGCGGACAGGCCACCCCCACCAACACCCCCTCGCTCACGAGCGCCGTCGCGGCGCGACTGGGCGGCTAACTCCACGAAGGAGATGAACCATGCCCGTTACCCTCGCTGAGGCCAAGAAGAACGCCGTCGCCGACCTCGACGTGGCTGTTATCGACGAGTTCCGCAAGGAAACCGCCGTTCTCGACAGCCTGATCTTCGACGACGCCGTGAACCCCGCCGGTGGCGGCGCGACGCTGACGTACGGCTACCGCCGACTCACCGCGCAGCGCGGCGCCGCATTCCGCGCCATCAACACGGAATACACGCCCGAGCACGTCACGACCACGCAGTACTTCACCGACCTGGCCCCCCTCGGTGGCTCGTTCGAGGTCGACCGCGTCGTCGCGAAGATCGGTCCCGCCGCGTCGGGCTCCGTCGCGCTGAACCTGTCACAGACCATCAAGGCCACCGTGACCAAGTTCCAGGACGCCGTCATCAACGGCGACGTGGCAGTCGACGCGAACGGCTTCGACGGTCTCGACAAGGCCCTCGTCGGCTCGACCACCGAGGCCGGCACGACCGCCGTCACCGACTGGCGCGACTTCGACACGAACCCGCGCGCCGAGCACAAGGCACTCGACGCGATCGACGAGTTCCTGTCGCTGCTCGACGGTGCGCCGACGGTCATGCTCGGCAACTCGAAGGTCCTCGCCCGTGTTCGTGCCGCCGCCCGCCGCGCTGGCATGTACACGAAGAACCCGATCGACGACCTCCTCGGTCCCGACGGTCGCCCGATCGTGCGCGAGCAGTACGGCAACATCGCGTTCCTCGACCCGGGCGCGAAGGCCGGCACCAACAACCCGATCATCCCGATCGTCACCCGCACCGTCGGCGGCACGTCGACCACGGGCCTGACGGACCTCTACGCCTACCGCGTGGGTCTTGACGGCTTCCACGGCGTCTCGATCGTCGGCGGCGAGCTCGTCACCACCTACCTGCCCGACTTCAACACCCCGAAGGCGGTCAAGTACGGCGAGGTCGAGATGGGTCCCGTGTCCGTCGCCCTCAAGTCGACCAAGGCTGCTGCGGTCCTCCGCAACATCCGCGTGCAGTAAGGAGCTGCTGATCATGGCGAAGAAGACCATCAAGGCCCCCAACGAGGCCTTCACCGGTTCCGTCGCGGGCGTTCGCTTCGAGGACGGCGTCGGCCACACCGACGACGAGAACGCGATCGCCTACTTCGAACGGCAGGGCTACGGCGTCTCGAGCGAACCGGCCAAGCAGCCGGGCGACCCCGACGCGAAGTACCCCGCGGGTGACCCTTCCGACAAGTGGAAGAAGGACGAGCTCCTCGCGTACGCCGCCGACCGTCAGATCGACCTCGGCGAGGCGAAGAACAAGGACGAGATCTGGGCCGCGATCAAGCCCGGCGGCACCCCGTACAAGGGCGTCACCACCCCCGACGGGAAGGCGCTCGTCAACGACAGCACCGACCCGAAGGACGGCGAGGTCAAGGACCAGCAGTCGCTGCCCGTCCAGTAACACCCACCGCATGAAAGCTCCCCGCGCGACGTGACTCGCTCCGTCGCGCGGGGAGCGCCACGGCACGTAGCTCAGACGGTAGAGCCACGGTGCGCAGGTTCGAGTCCTGCCGTGTCGACCCATCGAAGGAGGCACCATGTTCCACATCCACACCCCCGAGCCCGTGCTCGGCCAGTCCCGGTTCCTCGACGTCGACTTCCACGACGGCGTCGCCCACGTCGAAGAGCTGCACCCGATCCGCGAGCAGGCGCTCATCCAGCACGGCTACACCGTCGTCCAGGAGCTCGTCGGCACGAAGCTCGAGGACCTCACCGTCCCGGAGCTGCGCCAGCTCGCGAAGGACGAGGGCCTCGACCTCCCCGCCAAGACGAAAAAGCCCGCGCTGATCGCCGCTCTCGACGCGCTCCCCGTGCGCGTGCTGTCTGCCGCCGATGCCGAGACCGATGACTTCGCGCCCATCCCGGGGAGCGTGGACAACGGCGACGGCACCTCCACCGCGCCGGGAGCCCGCGACGACTCCGGTGCAGCGATCGCCGCTGCTCAAGCGCAGGTGGTCCAGGACCAGGACGTCGAGACGCTCGCGCAGCTCAACGACGCCGCCGACGCCGAGGGGTGACCGTGAACGCGTACGCCACCCCCGCGCAGTACGTCGCTTTTGCGGAGGAACCGTTCGAGGGCGGCACCGCGAAGCTCCAGAAGCGACTGCGGTCCGCGTCCGTCGAGGTGGCCGCGCTCACCCGCGGTGCGGTCTACGCCGCCGACAGCAGCGGTCTCCCCACCGACGCCGAGACGGCGGACGCCTTCGCTGACGCGACGTGCGCCATCGTCGAGCACTGGGAAGCGACCGACGACCCGTTCGACGTCGAGGCGAACGCCGGGGCCGTGAAGATCGGGTCCGTGTCGCTCGGCACCACCTCGTCCAGCTCCGACGGCCTGTCCGCCCGGGAGAAGCTCGCTCGCCGCATCGGTCAGCGCGCGATGACGATCCTCGCGAACGCCGGTCTCGTCGGCGCCGCCGTCGCGCACTCGTAGGAGGTCCCCGTGGCACGCCTCCGAAAGAAGCACCTCCCCCACCGCGTCGACCTACGAGACCTCGACGGCGAAGGCGCGGAGGGCGTGATCCGCGGCGAGGTGCGCGCGGACCGTCCCGCCTACGTCGAGCAGAAGTCCCGACTCGTCGTCGACCGTCGGGCCGACTCCGAGACCCTCGGCCAGCAGGTCACCTCGACGACGTTCGTGATACTCCTCCCCGAGGACGACGCCGAGCCCCGCACCGAGGTCACCGTCTGGAAGGGCACCCGCCGCGAGCGGACGTCGCAGGTCATCGACAGCGCGTTCTTCGACTACCGCGGTACCCCCAGCCACGTCGAGCTCTACCTGGAGTGAGGAGGTCGCCGTGGGCGTTCGAGCCGAAGTCACCATGACGAACAACCTGGACCGCCTCGAGCACGAGATCCTCGACGGTCTACTCGACGGCATCAACGCCGCCGCCGAGCGCGGCCTCGTCCACGCGATCGACCGTGTCCCCTGGGACGAGGGCACCCTGGCCGGCACCGGCACCGTGGAGCGCGCCACCGACCCCGAGGAAGGCGCGGCGATCGTCTTCGACACCCCGTACGCCGCTCGCCTGCACGAGCATCCCGAGTACAACTTCTCGAAGGACTCGAACCCGAACGCCCAGGGCAAGTACCTCGAGAGCGCGGTCGTCGAGAACAAGAAGGAGCTGGGCGACATCATCCGGAAGCGGGTGCGCGGTGGCTGACGTCGCACCCGAGACCCTCCTCGCCCGTGCCATCGCCGACATTCTCGTCGCCGCCGGTCTCGGCGTCTGGCGGAAGGACGGCACGGCGTACGCCGCCGGGGAGCACGGACTCCTCATCGACCAGCCGATGCCGACGAAACTGTCGACGCTCACGCTCATCACGCCCCTCCGCCCCGTGCGCGACTCCCGGACCACCGTCCTCTACCGCGCGCAGCTCGCCACGCGCCTCGTCGCCGAGAAGCAGAACATGGCCGGCATCCGGGCCCGAGCAGACCGCATCGCCGCTCTGTTCGACCACCGCGAGTACACGCCCCCGATCCTCGGCATCTCGTTCGCCACCGAGTATTCGCGGCTGTACTTCGAGCCCGACTCCCAGAACCAGGTGATGGTCACGCAGAGCTTCGAGTTCCGCGGCCACACCCCCAGCCCCAACCCGGGGACCACCCCATAACCCTCGAAGGAGGACCGGCTCATGGCCGATCGCACTATCTACGACACCACGGTCCCCAGTGCGGGATCGCGGGGCATGGCGCACCAGCGCATCCTGCGCATGCGCTTCCAGAACGCCTGGACGAACATCACCGGCGACGCCAACAACCTCAAGATGACGCCCTCCGCGGTCGCCATCCCGTCCGAGCGCTACGGCCAGAAGGCCGCGCAGGCGTCGCAGAAGATGGCGGACAACTACGCCGTCACCTTCGGCGTCGAGGCCGTCCGCAACAACGCCGGCATGTTCGTCGCCGCGCAGGCCGCCATCCGCGAGCTCCTCAAGATCGGTCGACGCACCGGCGCCGACAACCTCGTCGACATCCAGTGGTTCGACGCGCTCGACGACGATGTGCCCGCCTTCCAGGGCACCTTCCGCGTGGAGTGGGACGACGCGAACGCGGGCTACGCGGAAGGCGCTGGCTGGTCGTTCACGCTCACGAGCGTCGGCCCCGTCCCGCAGATCACGTCGCCCATCGCGACCGGTGTACCGCTCATCGAGACCGCGCTGCCCGTCGGCAAGACCGTCGGCGACGTGATCTACGTGAAGGGCCAAAAGTTCACCGGCACGACCGGCGTGACCATCAAGGCCGTCGCGGTCACGAAGTTCCAGGTCATCGACGACAACACCCTGTCGATCCTCATCCCGACCGGCGTCTCGGGTGCGTCGCCGATCATCGTCACCAACGCAGCAGGCGCCTCCACGGCGTACAGCTACCCCGCGGCCTGATCGCAGGAAGGGCAGGGCTTCCCATGATCTCCACCGCACGAGTTGGACGAAACCTTCACATCACCGTCGAGGGGGTGGATGACCCGTACGTCATCCGCCCTCTCCCCGGTCACGCTGGCATGCAGATCAGCGACACCTTCCTCGGCTCCGCCGGCGGCCTCGGCACGGCTGAGGAGCTCGCCGAGGCGCTGATGATGGCCGTCGATGGCGCAGTCCAGGACGAGGAGACCGGGCGCTGGACGCCCCTCCCCGAGGACCAGCGCATCAACTACAACCGCCTGGGCCGCGAGCTCCGCCAGAGCGAGGCCGAGAGCGTGCTCATGCCCGCCTACTTCTGGCAGAGCATCCTCGGCGACGAAGGCGTGCGCCTGTACGTCGAGGGCGGTGAGGGTCTCAGCGGCACCCTAAAAGCAACGGGGGCGATGGCCGGGCGCTTGCGCCTCTTGCAGCAGCGGACATCGCCCAATGGGGTATTGGGGATCCTGACCCAGACGGGACTTACCCCGACGGATACGCCTTCCCGCCCGGCTGGCAAGAAGCCCGCAAGCAGCAAGCGGAAGAAGCGCAAACCCGCGCCGAGACGCTGACCGCTCATGAACTGTGGGCGATCGTCTGGCCCGAGCTGTTCGGCGAGGTCGAGCTGGACCTCGCCGCAGCCGGGCTAATCGCCGACCTCGATCACGCCCTGACCACCCACACCTGGCACTTCGTCCGAGCCGCCGTGATGCGCGTCAGCCGCGCACCCGGCTCGTGGCTCAGATTGGAGATCGAGCGTGGGATTCGACGCAGGAGCGCTGCTCTTCAAGATCCAGGCCGTCGGGGCCCAACTGTTCAAGCAGGACATGCGGGAGTCGAAGACGGCGATCGAAGGGGTCGAGAAGGCCTCTAAGAATGCCGCTGGCGCTGCCGACGATCTCGGCAAGTCCGAGGATTCGCTCGCGAAGCAGATCAAGGACGTCGAGAAGGAACTCGCGGCTCAGGGAAACCAGTCCGAGACCCTGAAGCAGAAGCTGGCCCGCCTGAAGGCGGAGCAGGCCGAACAGAAGCGCATGAGCGAGGAGCAGTCCCAGGCTGCCCAGAAGCTCGCCGCGGTCATGGTGACGGCGGGTCTCGCCGTCGCGGCGATGGTCGGCCTTTCCGTCGCGAAGTTCACCGAGTTCGACGCGCAGATGGCGAACACCTCGGCGGCCACGATGGCGACCGCTCAGGAGCAGCGCGAGCTGGCCGACGCGGCGCTCGACGCCGGGGCCGACACGGCGTACAGCGCCACCGAGGCCGCCGCAGCGCAGGAGGAGCTGGCGAAGGCCGGTCAGTCCGTCGCCGACATCACCGGCGGCTCCCTCGCGGGGTCCCTGGCTCTCGCCGCCGCCGGTCAACTCGAGGTCGCGCGCTCCGCCGAGATCATGGCGACGGTCCTCACGCAATTCCGCCTGCCCGCGTCCGACGCCTCGCGAGCGGCTGACGTGCTCGCCGCTGGTGCTGGCAAGGCCCAGGGCTCCGTGGACGATCTTGCGCTCGCGCTCACCTACGTCGGCCCCCTCGCCGCGTCGATGGGCTGGTCGCTCGAGGAGACCGCCGGCACCATCGCTTACTTCTCGACGCAGGGTATCGCGGGCGAGAAGGCGGGCACCGCGCTCCGCGGCGTGCTCGCCGCGTTGCAGGCCCCATCGATGGCGGCTTCGAAGGAGCTGGCGAAGTACAACATCCAGGTCTATGACGCCAACGGCAAGATGCTCGGCGCTGCCGGGGTTGCGCAGCAGCTCAAGGAGAAGCTGGGCGGCCTCACCGACCAGGAGCGTCTCGCCGCGCTCGGTCGCATCTTCGGCAACGAGGCTCTCTCCGCCGCCACCCTGCTCTACGAAGGCGGCGCGGACGCGGTCTCGAAGTGGACCAGCGAGGTCGACGACAGCGGCTACGCCGCCGAGCAGGCCGCCATGCGTCAGGACAACCTGGCCGGTGACATCGAGAAGCTCGGCGGAGCGTTCGACACGGCCCTGATCAAGTCGGGGTCGGCGGCAAACGACACCCTCCGCGAGATGGTGCAGTCCGTCACCGCCCTCGTCGACTGGTTCACCGAGCTCCCCGACAGCGTCTCGCAGTCGGCCCTCGTGTTCGGCATCGCGACGGCAGCCATCGCGCTCTTCGCTGGTGGCGCCGTGATCGCCCGCGCGAAGGCGATGGAGCTGAAGGCGCAGCTCGACCTGACCAACGCGTCGATGGGCCGCACCGCGGTCGTCGGCGGTCTCGCCGGTCTCGCCCTCACAGGTGTCATCGCGGTCGTCGGTCTCCTCGCCCAGGCGCACGCTGAGGCCAAGGCCAAGGTGGAGTCCTACGCGGACTCGCTCGCTGCGGGCACGAACCGCGTCACGCACGCCACCCGCGAGCTCGCCTCCGAGGCGCTCTCCGCGCGGAAGAGCTTCCTCTGGATGGAGCACGACTCGGCGTACGACGCTGCGGAGAAGCTCGGCATCAGCCTCGACCTGGTGACGGACGCCGCGACCGGCAACGCCGACTCGCTACGCCAGTTGCAGACCGAGCTGGACGCCGCGAGCAAGCTGAGCCTGGCTCACGCGGGCTCGGCGGGCGAGGTCCGCAACGCGGTCGAGCGCGAGACGGGCGCAATCGACGAGGCCATTCGCGTCGCCGACCAGAAGGCCGCTGCGGACGCCTCGGCGGCCCAGGCTGCCAAGGAGCACGAGAACGCCCTCTCGGCCCTCGCCGGTGCTGCCACCGACGCCGAGTTCGACATCGACTCGCTGGTCGACACGATCCTCAACTTCGGTTCGGCGGAGCTCGACGCCCGCGAGGCGGCGCGCAATTTCGAGGCCGCGATCGACGATCTGTCTGCATCGGTCCAGGAGAACGGCACCACCCTCGACATCGGCACCGACAAGGGTCGCGCGAATGAGAAGGCGCTCGACGCGATCGCCCAGGCGGCACTCAAGACGGCGTCGGCGACGCTGACGCAGACCGGCTCGCAGGAGCAGGCTACGGCGGCGGTGCAGCGCGGTCGTGACGAGCTGATCAACGCGCTCGGCCAGTTCGGCATCACCGGCCAAGCGGCGGAGGACTACGCGAACAAGCTCGGCCTCATACCGGGCAACATCAACACCGCGATCAACGCCGACGTGTCGAAGGCGCAGATCGCCGTCGATTCCTACATCAGCCGCAACACGGGCCGCGAGGTGCTCCTGAAGATCGGCGGTGTGCCGGTTGCCCAAGGGCTCGGCGGTTCCGGCGGTCTGGTGCAGAAGGACGGCGGTGTCGTCAGCTACTACGCCGACGGCGCGGTCGAGCACCACGTCGCGCAGATCGCGCGCGCGGGGTCGATGCGGGTGTGGGGCGAGCCGGAAACGATGGGCGAGACGTACGTCCCGCACGCAGAGGCGAAGCGGGCGCGGTCCGAGCAGATCATGTCGGAGACGGCGTCCCTGTTCGGCGGTCAGTACATCTCTCGAGACGCGATCCAGTCGGGTCGCGCTGGTGGCGGATCGACGCCCTCAATCTCGGTGCCCATCACGGTCGTCGGCTCACCCGGCATGAACGTGGATCAGCTCACCTCACGTGTGAAGACGGCGGTCATCCAAGAGATCGAGAGGAAGTTCAAGTGGTGATCTCGATCGCGCTCCCCACTCGCACCGTGACGAACGAGCTGTCCTACTCGCAGCCGTACCTCTCCGATGCGAAGCAGTTGCTGCAATCGGTCGAGGTGACCCCTCGCAGAGAGCAGCGGCCAGCCGACATCGGAGAGTTCGACGACGACGACCCGGAGAGCCCGGGTCTCGCCTTTACGATCTTCGGTGAGTACCGGGTGCCGGGGGGCGACTGGGACGCGTTCCGACGTGAGCTGAACTCGCTCGTCTCGCGCGGCTGGTTCGAGATCACGCTGACGACGTCCGTCGTGCGCACGCTCCGCGTTCGCGTCGCGGGGATCGTCGACTTCGACTTGATCGACGAGGCGGGCTACGCGAACTGGTCGATCCCGTTCTGGGCGCCCGACCCTCGCAAGTATGGACCCTGGCAGGAGCAATCCACCGGTCTCCCGATCGCGGGTCTCGGGGTGGAGTCGCCGCTCACGTCGCCGCTGGTTCAGATCGGCGGCGGCTCCCCCGGTCGCGTGGCCCTCCGCAACGCCGGCACGACGAACACGCTCCCCGAGGTGACCGTCTCCGGGGGCGCGGCGTCGATTGGCGTGCAGCTCACCCGCATCGAGACCGGCGAACGTATCCGCCTCGAGTGGCCCATTCTTGCGAGCGACGTCGTGCGCTTCTCTTTCGCGGACGGCCAGGTGTGGCTGAACGAACAGACCCCCATCTCGGGGCGTCTGACGGTCGCGGAATGGTGGGTGCTCGGCCCAGGCGAGACCGCAACGATCCAGTTCGAGGCGCTCGGCGCCGTCACGGATACGCCCACGCTCAAAGCGCGGTGGAGGGATGCGGACTCGTGAGGCTTTTCGTCGGCGACCTGACCTCGGGCCGGAACATCCTCCCCATCCCCGCACGCGAGGGCGAGTGGGAGATCCGTCGCAACCGCGCAGGGACGCTGTCGTGCGACGTCACCCTGTCGGCGAAGGCTCACCGCCGCCTCGACCTGTACCAGGCTGCGATGCCAGGGCGCTCCTACCTCGGCATCGCGGAAGGTGACTTCATCTTCGAGGCCGGGCCCATCTGGGAACACGACTACGACGACGACACCCGTCGGCTCCGCATCGACGCCGAGGGCATCTGGTCATTCTTGATGCGCCGGTTCATCATGCCCGCTGCTGTCGAAACCGTCGCTCTGCTCTTGCAGTCGGGCGACGACGCGGGCAAGCCCAACCCCGCGGTGGCTACCCTCTTCACCGGTGCGACGTGGCCCGCGATCGTGCGCCAGATCCTCCAGCAGGGAATGGCCCGCGCCGGCGGCGCTCTGCCGTTCGTGTTCGGGCCGGACGGCGTGGGCGCGCACGACAAGGGCTACGACGCCGCGTCGTTCAAGACGCAGGGTGAGGCGTTCACCGACCTCACTGAGCTCGTCAACGGGCCCGAGATCGAGTTCCGCGCCGAGTTCGCTCCTGGCGGGACCGGCGTGCGGTGGCGGCCACTCGTCGGGGACGACGACCAGCTGAAGATCGCCCGCATCGGTGCACCGCATCGCTTCGACTTCTCCGCGCCGCAGCGCACCGTGCGCAAGCTGCACGTGCGACGGAGCGCACGGGATCTGTCGTCCGAGGCGTGGGCGACGGGTGGACGTCAGGCTGCCATCGCTCTTGTCTCCCGCGCGGCTTCCGACGCGCTCCAGAAGGCGGGCTTCCCGCGCATGGAATCCCTGTCGTCCGCGCACTCCACGGTAAAGGAACAGGCCACCCTCGACGCGTACGCGCAGGACGACCTCGCCCTGGGCTCAGGTCTCGCCGAGTGGTGGACGCTCGAGACGAACATCGACCGCGTCCCGATGGTCGGCTCGTTCACACTCGGCGACTACTGCGACGTCGTCCTGCGCCGGAACCCATACCTTCCCGACGGGACGCACCGGCGCCGCATCGCGGCTCTCTCCGGTGAGCTGCGGTCGCGGTGGGTGAAAGTCACAACGGACGAGGTGGTAGCCGCATGAGCTCTCGCATCCCTGCCCCGAGCTCCGCCCTCGGTTCGCAAAGCGCCGAACTCGAGCGGATGCGTCGGGACACCGAGGACTCGCTCCGCATCGACGGGTCGCAGTTCGTGCGCCTCTACGAGAAGATGCAGGCCCTCGTGGCCGGCATCAGCACGACGGTCAGCAATCTCGTCGCGCAGCTCACCTACACGCGCGGCGAGGTGGACACCGCGCTCAGCGGCAAGGCGCCCACGGTGCACACACACACGCAGGATCAGGTCACCGGCGTCTGGTCGAAGAACGTTGACAACGGCTCGAGCGGGACCGTCCGCACGGGCGATGTCTATGCCCCCGGCGCGGTCGCGTACAACATCACGGGCACCCGACGAACGGTGTGGATCGAGGATGCCACCGGGCGCCTCGGTTACGCGCCGTCGACCGAGGCGGCGAAGACGAAGATCCGGCCTGCGGAGATCGACCCGGCTGCGGTGCTCGCCGTTGAGCCGATGCTGTTCGAGTACATCGCTGAGTGGGAGGAGCGGAAGCGCCGCGCCGCGCTCCCCTCCCCGTTCTGGGACTGGAACCCCGACTACCAGGTCCACACCGAGGTCGGCTTCATCGCCGAGCAGCTCGACGAGCTGGGCCTCGGCTTCTGCGTCATCTACGGCCCAGACGGCGCGGTGCAGGGCATCGAGACGTCGCAGTTCGCCATCGCCCAACAGGCAGCCCTGCGGCACCTCGCCACGCAGGTCGCGTCCCTGCAATCCGACCTGAAGACCGTCCTCTCCCGATTGGAGATCACCCCATGACCGCTCGTCCCGGTTTCCCCGCCGTCAGCGGCGCGGCCACGTTCCAGGACATTCGTCGCTCCCTCTCCGGGCAACTCGCGAGGTCCGCCGCCGGCGTCCTGCGCACAGGCATCCTCCCCATCACCACCGACCGGCTCATGGTCGGCACCTCTTCGATGGTCGTCAACGTGCAGACGTGCGTCATCGTCCACGACCGCAACGGCGCCGTGTACCTGCCGAACGACGGCGTCCAGCCCGTGCAGCTCTCGTCCGCACCTTCGTCGGGCTCGCGTTGGTCGATCGTCTACTCGAAGCAGCGCGAGACGGAGGCCCCGTTCTCCGACACCGCGGCGGGCCCGCTCATCGACAAGGTCGAGTCGACCACGTCGGAGACCGCAGCGCGCAACCTTCTCCCCCCGGGTGCGCGCGAGCTCGGCGTGTGGAAGGTCGACGCCGGCACGACGACGACGAACGCCGCGTCTGGGGTCACTTACACCGAGACGGTCCCGTACACCGCGATGGAAGGCGGCGTCGTCCTCCTTCGCAACGCCGCGGAGATGGACGCCTGGGCGCCTCACGACGGCGCGCAGGCGTACCGACTCGACACGAAGACGCTCTACGTCCGCGCCGGTGGGCTGTGGAGCCCCGTCGCGGGCGTTATGCCCCGCATCACCCTGTACCCGAACGGTTCTCAGACGGTGAACAACCAGTTCGGCGTCTCGAACTGGGGTGCTCCGGGCGTCGGCGGGTCGGATCAGTCGCTCGGGACGGACTGGTTCGAGTACGTCGTCGCCAACGGCATCGGCGTCGTCAAGGTGAAGAAGGCGGGCCGCTACCGCGTCGTGGTGCGCATGTCTGTGCAGAACGCGAGCGGGCAGGGTATCGCCGCGTACATCATCAACAACGGTGACACCACGAACCCCCTCGCCCAGGACACGGTGCTCACGCACCCGAACTACGGCACCATGCTCAAGCTCGACCTCGGCAGCATCCCGCTCGCCGCGGACTCGGCGCTCGGGCTTTACATTCCCGCGGCGTCCTCCGCGCTCGCCCTCGGCGGCACGGGACGCGCAGCAGGACAGTTCGACGTGCAGTACCTGGGGCCGATCTCGTGACCCGGTACCAGAACGGCCAGGCGCCACTGAGCGACCTCGTCTACCTCGGCCCGCAGTTCTACCTCCCCCACGGCACCGCGGCACGCTGGCGCGAGTTGCAGCGGCTCGCATGGGAGAAGTACGGCGTCTGGCTCGTCGTTACTCCCGGGTGGAACGGCTACCGACCGCTCGACGTCCAGTTCGAGTACCGCAAGGACCTCGGCATCATGGCCGCGGTCCCCGGCACCTCATCGCACGGCCTGACGTTCCGGGGCCGGGACATGGCCGCGATCGACGTCAACAACTGGCGCGCTCTCGCCGCCAGCGAATCCCTCGCATGGGCGCGGTTCGTCGCGCTCTGCAAGATCGTCGGCTTCATCGTCGACTTCGTCACGCCTCGTGAGCTCTGGCACATCGGCGACGAAGCCCCGTTCAACGTCCCGGCATTCGCCGCGGTCGTTATCAACCACGCCACCACGGCACCCGCGAAGCGGAGGAAGAAGACCATGAACATCACGGCTGCATACCGGGCGAAGAACGGCACCATCGCCGTCCAGGCGCGCCTCGGCGGAAAGCTCACCGAACTCGACGACCCGCGGGTGTGGGGCGCGATGGCCGCGGCCACCGGTGCCGAGACCTTCCCCCTCTCCGACGAGGAGTACCAGGTGCTCGCCGACCGCCACGGGCGCCTGAAGTACCCGGCCTTCGACACCACCGAGAACAAGCTGCCCCTGATCGTCTACGCCGAGAACGGCGACGGCACGGTCTACCTCTATGAGGGCGGCATCATCCGATACCTCACCAACCCGAAGACGCTCGAGGTGCTCTTCGCGCAGGGCGCCCAGTCGACCACCTGGCCGCAGGGTGAGATCGACAGCATCCGCAAGCAGCAGAGCTCGTGACGGGGGAACTGCTCGCACTCCTGCTGTGGGTAGCGCGGGCTGCGGACGCGGCACCTACCGTGACTATCCCAATCCGAGATGGGATCACCGAGGGCGGTCTCATCGTCATCGGGATCCTCGTCATCGTCATCGTCGCCCTGGCTGTCGTAGGGCTCGTCATCCTCAAGTTCGGGTCGCAGATCAACTCACGGATGAAGGCCGTCCAGGAGCAGGTCGCGAACGATCACAAGCACGCAGACGGCACGCCCATCAATCTGCGCGACGACCTCGACGGCAAGCACGACGAGAACGCGAAGAAGCTCGACAAGGTCCTGGCGATGACAACCACCATGCAGCGGGACATCGCGTTCCTGATGCGCCGGTCAATCGAGCAGGACGACCGGATCGAGGATCTCGAGGACACGGGCGGCCTCACACGTCGATCTCGACGCAACCACGAAGACACCTGACCCCGGCAACCGCCGGGGTCTTCTCGTTCCGGAAGGACACCTCATGCTCAACCGTCAGGCCATCATCCTCGCAACCATCCGCACCGCGGTCCCCGCGGCGATCGGCTGGTTCCTCGCGCAGCTCATCGCCCGCATCCCGGTCGTCGCCGACGTCATCGCGACCATCGACAGCACGCTCGCGACCGCGGCCCCCGGCGTCCCGGGTCTGAACGTGGCCGCGCTCCTGAACGCGGCGGCCATCGGCGCCGTCGTCGCGGCGTACTACTGGCTCGTCCGCCAGCTCGGTCGCCGCTGGCCCGCCGTCGAGCGCTGGCTGCTCGGTTCGGCGCAGCAGCCCATCGGGTACGCGAAGCAGACGCGCGATGGCGTCTGGAAGGTCACCAGCCTCCCGAACCCGTCCGAGGTGGACCGTGAGACGTACCAGGCCGCGCTCGAGCAGCGCAACACCTTCGGAGGTCAAAACCAGCCATGACCGTCATCAACGTCACCGCCGCGCTCACCGCTCTCGGCGGGAGCGAGCCCATCACGTCAGGGCGCATCACCGTCGAGTACCTGCGCGGGAAGAACGGCGAGCCCGCCACCCGCGCGGTCGGCGCGGCGGTGACGCTGCCGACCCCCATCGTCATCGCGATCGCCGATGGCTCTCCCGTCGAGCCCGTGGACGTGCCGCCCACCGACGGCACCTGCTACGCCCGCATCTGGGTCGAGTGCCGTGTCCCCCGCGATGCTGGCTTCCTCGAGTTGCCCGCCGTCGCCATCCCCGCATCGGGCACGGTCGACATCACCGCGCTCGTGGCCGTCGACCCGGCCAGCTACGAACCAGTGACGACGGTCGTCACCGCGTGGCAGGTCGCCGTCGACCAGGTCGCGGCGATGCAGACCGACGTGACGGCAAGGAGCGCGCAGGCCGTCGAGGCTGCGACGGATGCGGGCACGTTCGCGGGCGCGACGGAGTTCGACGCGAACCGAGCAGGGCAGTCGGCGTTCGCGGCAGGCCAGTCCGCCGCCTCGGCTCTGGGGCACAAGAACGCCGCGGCGGCGTCGGCGGATGCCGCAGCAGGCAGCGCGACATCGGCGGCGGCATCGGTCATCTCGGCGAGCACCGAACGCCAGGGCGCGGCGGATGAGCGTCTCGGCGCCCGCCAGGAGCGCCTGGACGCGCAGACCGCACGCACGGGAGCCGAAACCGCCCAGACGGGCGCACAGACCGCGCGCACCGGCTCGGAGACCGCCCGCACCGGGGCTGAGACGGCGAAGACCGCGGCGGAGGCCGCGCGTGACGCTTCCCTCGCAGGCCAGTTCGCCGGCGCTTCGCTCGGGACAGCCGACCTCGACACCGTCACGACCCCCGGCGTCTATCGGCAGAACAATCAGGGAAACAGCACCCTTGCGCGGAACTACCCTGCGGCGGGCACGCTTGGAGTGCTGACCGTCATCCAGGCGTCGACCGACTCGTGGATGCAGCAGGAGTACGACCCGAGCGGGTACGCCGGACAGGGTCGAGTGGTCTATCGGCGCGTTCGCGCGGGCGGCAACTGGCAGCCGTGGCGCGCGTTCACGGCGCAGCGGATCGACAAGACCGCAGGGCTCGCGGTGTACGGGTGGGATGACGCGGCGGGTCGCGAGCAACTCTTGTACGGCGACACGGGCTTTCGTGGGGTCTCGGACCTCGCGGTGAACGGGTGGAGCATCTCCATCTGCACGATCCGTCGAGTGGGCTCCGTCGTTACATTCGGGGTTTTCGGTGCGCAGCCCAGCGGGGCTACGGCTGACACGGTGTTGACCATACCGGGCGGTTTTCGCCCGTCGTCGCTCTACGGCGGAAACACCCAGCATCTCGTCCTGTCGGGCAGCGGTCAGATTGTGTCGGTGCAGTTCAACACGTCGGGGGCCATGATCGCCCCTCGCGACAAGAGCGCAATCGGGCAGGGAGCGATCGCACTCATGACCTGGATGACGGCTGACACATGGCCGACCACGCTGCCAGGCACGGCGCTCGGCGCGGTTCCCAACGTTTAGGAGGCAACAGCGATGGACCTGAAAGTTCTGTCGGACGACGAGCTCGCCGAACATCTGAACGCGGTGCTCAACGAGCAGGAGAGGCGGGCGCGTCTCGCTCGTGTCCCCGAACAAGTGGCGCAGTTGACCGCCCAGTACGTCGCCGACGGCGGCGACAGGGCAGCCATCATCGACGCCCTCACCGCAGAATGACCAGAGCCCCCGGCTACCCCTTCACTGGGTGGCCGGGGGCTCTTCATCATTCCCGGCGCGAGCCGAGATACTCCGCATCTGCACATCAACCCATGTTTCGATGATGCGGCGTGTGGCGTGCCCGTCAATGACGAGCGACGAGAAGCCTTCCCCTCCCGTGTCGATTGTCATCGCGCCGCTATCACCGACATAGACGTCCAGGACGACTGGCTCGATGGCTTCCGGTGTGTGAACGGTAGCCGAGATGGTGATGGGATGCATGCCCCTCATACAACCCTGTTGCGGTTCCGAGCGGCATGAGTTTCACCCGCCGACGGGAGGGGTTCACCATCCCCGCAGCGGTGCATCTGTGTTGAGATAGCTCTACCCATGACGACGCCCCCGGTGTCCCTCTTCGGAGGTGACGCCGGGGGCGTTTCGTCGCTCACGGCGTTACTTCCATCGCGTGGCGCCCAGTATGTTGATGGAAATTGTGTCGAAGGGGGCGCGCATGCCAATCACTGGCCGCGATCGAGAAGAGATCGCAAATGGTGTTGTTCAGCTCAGATTTGTGGGGGAGGGTGAAACTGAGAATCAGATTGGGGCGTATGAGTTGGCTCAAACGCTCGAGGGGCTGGTCGAGCTCACCAAAGAACTGAGCAAGTCGGGCGAGTTCGGGAACGGGCCTGCTCCCGATCTGAGGGTTCGTCCCGTTCAGCAGGGATCTTTCGTGCTCGAGGCCGTCGTCTGGTTACAGGACAATCCGATCACCGGAGCCGGGCTGGGTCTCGCTGGGGTGGCGGCCACTGCGGCCGCGAAGCAGGTAGGGACGGCCGCAGGTAAGGCAATTGTCGATGCGGTGGCTGTCGGCGTGAGACAGCTTCGCGGACAGAAGCCCGTCAACTTCGAGCCCCTCGAAAACGGCGACGTGAAAGTGACATGGGAAGACAAGTCCGTGTCGCAGGTGAGAGGGGCCACCTGGGACAAGCTCCAGAAAATGAAGCGGCCAACCAGGAAGGCGCTACAGAAGCTCTTGGCGCCACTCAACGACGACGCCACCAGGCTGGAGCTGCGAGACGCGCCCGAGGGTACAAGCACCAACGAAATCCTCTCTCAGCCCCCCGAGGCTATCGCGCGGCGTGAGGACTACCTAGAAACGACTGTCGAACCCGATGACTCGTTCGAGGATGAGGACTGGTTTGAGAGCGAGGCGCGCATCCGCAGTCTGGACTTCGACAACAACCGGAAATGGCGGGTGGAGACGACCGGCCACGGGACCCGCCAAGCTATCATTGAGGACGTCAACTTCCTCGCCAACCTGGATCGACCGGGCGAAGCCATCCACCAGAACGACATTTTCTGGATCAAGGTACGCGAGGTGAGATCGAAAGAACGTGGTCGCAACGCGACGACGGAGTGGATCGTGACCGAAGTCAAGCGGACGAAGCGAGGTGCATCTGATGGGGACACAGAAGGCACACCGACGCCCGTCGAGCAATAGTCGACAACGCACCTCAGCAATAGTTTTCGTCTGCGTCGTATCAATCGCGATGTTGATCACGGGAGCGGTAGTAGAAGGAACCCCCGCAATCCTTGTGATCATTCCTACCCTCATCGCAGCATTGACGATTGCTACGTCAAAACGCGACTAAGCAAAGAGTCCGAACGCCCCTGGTGCATGCTTGCCACAGCAAGCGCCAGGGGCGTTCCTTGATATCAGTAGAGTTCTTCGGCGCGGTCGAGTTCGATCGCGGCGTCCATGCCTTCGCGGATGGAATAGGCGTCGGGGTGGTGGCTGATCTCGTCGAAGCGATTACGCGCAGTGGTAAGTCTGTCCATTAGATTCACCTCCCTCGCCCCGGGATCGGCCCCGAGGGTGGCGCGAACCTAGCAGAGGGTCAGGCCGAGCGCACGTGCAGCAGGATCCACCCGTCGGGCACCTGCGCGCGCAACGCAGCCATGGTGGCGGCTTCGATGTCGCGGGCACCGTCGCGCCGTGAGTACGTCCCGGACGCGGTGAGCGTGTCCGTGCCCTTCCCCATCCGCACAGGCGCATCGGTGAGGACGAACCCGGCGGGCGCTTGCTGCTCGAGCAGGGTGTGCGCTTGCTCGAGGGAGCGCGCCTCCACCTCGGCGGTGGTGGTTTCACGGGGGCGGATGGTTCCGATCAGCACCACGTCAGCCTAAGCGGCGCACGGTCACGGCATTGCGCCACACGACCGGCTGCCAGTGCCCACCGTCGCACGGCACCTCGAGCACGACGACGCGATCGTTCGCCCCGACGGCCCACGCTTCGACCCGTTCGGCGGCGCGGTTGGGCCATTGCACCCACGCCCACACGGGACGTTTCGGGTCGAGCCACTCCACGGGTGTGGTCCCGTACGCCTGCATCGGCAACGTAATCGGATGCACCGCCGCGAGCGTGCGCGACAGCATCTCGTCACTGACCTTCGTCGAACCCATAGGCCGGTCCCCTTCCCCGGCCTGAGGAAGAGGGTACGCCCACCCTCCGACAGTCGGGTCAGTGGGTCTGCGCGCGCTGCTTCGCGTCCTCGGCGACGCGCCACTTCCAGTAGCGCTTCATGCCCTCGGTCACGGCCTCGCGCACCGCGAAGAAGATCAGCACGAACGCGACCCCCACGCCGATGATGATGCCAAACAGCGACAGGATGACTGCCTGAGCTTCCATGACTCCCCCTCTGGTTCTCGGTCGAGCGTAGCCCCCGCGATGTCGGAGGCCCCGCGTACCGTGGTGCACATGATGATCCCGACCCTCGATCTCCTCGACTTCGAGGAGGCGTGGCCGCGGTGGTCCGGGCGGAAGGACGAGGCGATCCGCGCTCGGTTCGGCATCACGCCGGCGCGGTACTTCCAGCTCCTCCATCGCGCGATCGACACTGCCGAGGCTCTGGCCGCTCGTCCGATGCTCGTGCTTCGCCTACGGCGCCTGAGCGAGGCCGCGGCGCGAGAGCAGCGAAGGAGAGCCGGTTGA